GCGATTGGTTTGGTCCAGACGACGAAATGACGATGGCTGCAATGGGCCTTGACAAGAAGTTGCAGCGAGAGTATGGTGCGGACTATGTCGGTACGGAAGAGTACTTTAAGACTATTGACCGTACTATGCGAAAAAGATTTCCTGAGTACTTTGAGACTCAGAGCCAAGAGGACGATGACCCGCCTCCGCGAAAGAGGTCAGCCCCGGTTGAGGAGGAAGAAGAGCCTCCGCGCCGTGCTTCAAAACCCGCGACTGTGGTGGCTCCGGCCTCTCGCAGTTCGTCGCCTAGTCGTATTCGACTGAAGTCATCCGAAGCGAACATAGCTCGTCGTCTTGGGGTTCCTTTGGAACAATATGCTAAACAGGCTGCTTTACTTAACAGAGGTGAATAATGGAACAGCAAGAGCAAATGGCGGCCCAGGGTCGTCAAAATCGTGCGCCCCGCGTAATGGAGTCCCGTGCGGTCAATGCCCGTCCCCAGATGTGGCGTGCCCCGGAAATTCTTCCTCAACCGGATGATCGTCCGGGTTGGAAGCATCGCTACGTTCGCGTGAGCATTCAAGGCACTGCTGATCCCAGCAACATCTCTAGCAAGTTACGAGAGGGATACGAACCCTGCAAAGCAGAGGAATATCCTGAACTCATGATGCACGCCGCTACTGAGGGCCGCTTTAAAGGCGGTATCGAGGTTGGTGGTCTGTTGCTCTGCCGTATTCCGACTGAGTTTTTGGACCAACGTATGCAACATTACGAGCGTCAAAACAAAGCCCAGATTGATTCGGTGGACAACAGTTTCCTTCGTGAAAATGATCCTCGGATGCAGAAATTCACTGAACGAAGCTCCAAGGTCACTTTCGGTTCTGGTTCTTAAATTTAGGAGTCTTAAATGGCTTATCCCACCGTTGACAAGCCGTATGGCTTGAAGCCGATCAATTTGATCGGTGGTCAGGTGTTCGCCGGACAAACTCGCCAGTATCAGATCGACCCCGCTGGGTTCGCTGGTAACATCTTTTATGGAGATGTGGTGAAGATTGTTTCGACGGGCTACATCGAGAAAGACCTTGGCGAAGCAACCGCTACGCCTGTTGGTATCTTTCAGGGCTGCTCTTACGTTAACGCGCAAGGTCAGACCATCTTTGCTCAGTACTACCCCACCGGGTACGCTGCGCCCACCGGCACCTACATCACTGCATACGTGCAGGATGACCCGGATGTCCTGTTCAAGGCCGTTTTGGTTGCTGGTCAAACCGAAGGTGGCAACGGCTTGACGCCGACCTACCTGAGCCGTAGTGTGATTGGCACGAACGCTGAACTGGTGCAAAACGCTGGCTTGACCTCTACCGGCGACAGCCGTATTGGTCTGTATGCCACGACCAGCGCCACGACCGCATCGTTGCCCATTCGCATCATCGACGTTGTGCCCGACACCGCAAACTCGTCTGGCAACTTCGTCGAGGTGATTTGCAAGTTCAATGCACCGTATGTTGTGTCTACCTCCACCTCCAGTGGCGGCATCACCACGACTACGACCAGCGTTGTGACCGGCGGTCATCAGTACCTCAACCCCGTTGGCGTCTAATCGAAGGAGTAATTAATCATGGCTATTTCACGCGCACAACTGCTGAAAGAGCTGCTCCCCGGTCTGAACGCCCTGTTCGGTATGGAGTACGCTCGCTACGGCGAAGAGCACAAGGAAATCTACGAAACCGAGACTTCCGAGCGTTCGTTTGAAGAGGAAACCAAGCTGTCTGGCTTCTCCGCCGCTCCGGTGAAGAACGAGGGCAGTGCGATTGCCTATGACAACGCGCAAGAGGCTTGGAGCACCCGCTATACGCACGAAACCATTGCCCTGGGTTTCTCGATCACCGAAGAGGCGATTGAGGACAACCTGTACGACAGCCTGTCTGCTCGTTACACCAAGGCTCTGGCCCGCGCTATGGCGTATACCAAGCAAGTCAAGGCTGCTGCTGTGCTGAACAACGGCTTCTCCAACACCTACCCCGGTGGTGATGGCGTCTCCCTGTTCAATGCAAATCACCCGCTGGTTTCCGGTGGTGTGAACAGCAACACTCCCGGCACCCAAGTTGACCTGAACGAGACTTCCCTGGAAGCCGCCGTTATTCAGATCGCCGCTTGGACCGACGAGCGTGGCCTGCTGATCGCTGCCAAGCCCAAGAAGATGATTGTTCCCCCGGCCCTGATGTTCACTGCCAAGCGCCTGCTTGACACCGAACTGCGGGTTGCAACTGCTGATAACGATATCAACGCTATCAAGCAGATGGGTGCAATCCCTGAGGGTTACACGGTCAACCACTTCCTGACTGACCCGAACGCTTGGTTCCTGACCACCGACGTTCCCAACGGCATGAAGCACTTCGTGCGGACCCCGTTGCAGAACTCGATGGACGGTGACTTTGACACCGGCAACGTCCGTTACAAGGCCCGCGAGCGTTATTCGTTCGGCTGGTCTGACCCGCTGGGTATGTGGGGTTCGTCGGGCTCGACCTGATGAAAACCTAGGAAAGGGGCCTTGTGCCCCTTTTCTTTTTCCTGTATATTGGTTACATCCCGGGGTCCCCGGCGTTTCTGACAGTCCCGGCTGACGACATGCAGACAGAGCGCCCTTAATTAACTCGCATGTGAGGATCAAATGGCTAACACCACCTTCAACGGCCCAGTTCGATCACAGAACGGCTTCCAGACTGTCTCCATCAACGCAACCACCGGCGTTGTTACTACCGCCCCTGTTTCTATGGGCGTTTCTGGGATTGTTGCCACCCCGGTTGCTCTGGCTGACGCCAGCGCCACTTTGACCGCCGCAGCCAACGCTGGTGGCATGGTCAATATCGTCCCTAACGGTACGCAGGACAACACCTACACGCTGCCTGCGCCTGTTGCTGGCACTTCGTTTGTGTTTGTGTACGGCGGCGGCGCAGCAGATGCAACCGACTTCATCATCAACACGGGTTCTGACACCAACTACTTCATTGGCGGTGTAGCGTTCCATGACACCGATGATGGCGCAGCTTCTGTTGTGTTCTCTGACGGCAACTCCAATTCCAAACTGCAAGTGAATGTACCTGCTGCTGCCCAAATTACCGTGATTGCCAAAGACGCCACAAACTGGCAAGTGTTTGGCACGGTGGTTGGCGCAACCGCCCCTACGTTCGCTGACCAGTAATAGGAGGCCGACATGGCCATGCAATATGACGTTAAAGCCGCGCACATAAATGTGAGCGGCACGATGGTTGGCTATCGGACGCGAGTCAAGGGGCTGGTCATCACGGCAACTGCGACCGCAGGGTATATGTACTTGTGGGACTCCACCACTGCCCCTGTGGCCGCAACTTACGCAATTCTGCTGGTCTGGTCACTGTGACACAGGTTGCTCACGGCTTGCAGACTGGTCAAGTTGTGGGCTTGGTGTTTGGTGCAGGTACGGGTGGGCAAGCTACGACTGGCAACTACGCCATTACGCGGTTGACCGCCGACACCTATACCGTGCAAGACCTGAACGCTGGCGCAATCACTGCTGGTGCTGCGGCTTTGCAGAATACTAGCTGGATGATTTCGGTTGACATCGGTGCTGGCGAATCCGCTGCAACGCCTATTCCGGGAGAAGGCATATTGGCGCAAAACGGCGTCTATGCATCCATTTCCAACTTGTCTGGCGTAACGATTTTTCATGGCTAAGACCGCAGCATGGACCCGCAAGGAAGGCAAGAACCCCAAGGGCGGACTCAACGCCAAGGGGCGAGCCTCCTACAACAAAGCCAATCCGGGCAAGCCGGGGCTCAAGCCTCCGCAGCCCGAGGGCGGCTCACGCCGAGACTCTTTCTGCGCCCGTATGGAAGGCATGAAGAAGAAGTTGACCGGCGAGAAGGCCAAGAAGGACCCAAACAGCCGTATCAACAAAAGCCTGAGGGCGTGGAACTGCTGATATGGACGTAACGCTGTGGAACGCCGCGCTCTCCCTTGTCTCCGCCCTGATTCTGTTCTGGGTGAAGATGTCCACGGACGAGATGAAGCGCATTCAGATTCTTCTCAACCGCACTCGGGAAGAGATTGCGAAGGA